ATGCCTAATAAAAATAGATTTGCTCAACCTCAACAAGTAGTAGTACATTTAAGGTATGATAGTGGTATGAATCCATATGTTGGATTAGAACAATATTTAGATTATGAAGCTGTAGGTATAGGACGTGGTGTAATTAAAGATGGCGTTAAAGTACCTCAGAAAACTGCAAAAACATGGATTGCTGAACATTTAGATTATGAAATTAAAAAAGCTAAACAATTATATACACCTGAAGTATTTACAGATGAAGTACTTAAAAAATTAGATGAGTATATATATCCTATTTTTAATTATGGTATAAATGATGAAATTCCTGATGATTTAATATATGGTTTAAATGATAATGATGGTATAGAAACAACTGAAGAGATTGACATATTTGATGAAAAAATTACAGAAATAAATGAATAGTATAGGATTTGATATTGATAAAGTTAAAATAATCCATTTACTTGGATTACATGAAGATTTAAAAATATATCCATCACCTGATGATATTATATATTATGTATGTAAACGAGCATATGATAAAAGACGTAAAGCCGATGTTACATTTACAAATAAGTTATTAGATAAAAAATATGAAAATAAAAATAATTTAAATAAAAGTATAGATAAATTATTAAAATCGAATATTATTACAATAACAAAAGATTCAGGTGATAAAATAAGTTATAAAGTTTTAAAAAATCCTTTTATATAATGATTACAAGTAATTTTCATACATCTAATTTTTTTAATAATACATTTTCAGTAACATCTAGATTATTTGAATTTGAATCAAATAAAGCATTATTTTTAGATTTAGACCATACTATTATAAAACCTAAAAGTGGAAACACTTTTCCTAAAGATATTAATGATTGGGAATTTATTAAAGGAATTATTAAAAAAATTAAAGAATATAATCAACATAATTTTAAAGTTTTAATTGTAAGTAATCAAGGTGGAATAGCTAAAGGGTATTCCACAGAATCTGAAACTCATAAAAAATTTAAAAATATTATAAAATCTGCAAAAGAGCAAGGTGTTATAATAGATGATTATTTATTTTCAACTACAAATAGAAAAACAGATATAATGCGTAAACCTAATCCTGGTATGGCATTAAAGTTTGCAAAACAATATGATTTAAATTTATCTCTATCAATAATGGTTGGTGATATGGACAGTGATAAAGAATTTCAAAAAAGAGCTCAAATAGGTAAATATATTGATATTAAAGATTTTATAAATGGAATTTAATACAGATTACGAAAAAACTTTTTTTAATTTAAGTTTACTTAAACCTAAATATTTAACATTAGTTAAAAGAGGATATTATAAAACTAAAGAAATTGATGTTTTATCGCGAATAGCAGCTGCGTTTTATACTAAATTTAAAGAAACACCTAGTGCTCAACAAATAATAAAATTAATTGAATATTCTAAGGAAGCTAGGCAACTTGAAATTAATGAAGACTATGTATATAAATTATATTCAGAAAATTTAAAAGAATATGAACAAGAATGGTTAGAAACAACAGCTGAAGCTTGGATTAAATGGAAAACATTTGATAATTCATTATTAGATATAATGGAATATGTTAACACTAATAAAGTTACTCCTTCAAATGTTGACACTATTATTACTAAAGTAAAAACATTAGTAAATGATAAGAATAATATTAATTTTAATAATAATATAGGTTTAAATTTCTTTGATGCAGCTGCACACAATCAACGTGAAGAAGATAAGATAAATAGTGGTTATAATATCATAGATAGAATTACTAATGGTGGTTATGATAAAAAATCATTAGTTGTATATGCTGGTGAGCAAAATATAGGTAAAAGTATATTTTTAGCTAATGATGCGGTAAGTTTTGTAAAAAGAGGTAAAAATGTTGCAGTTATTTCAGCTGAAATGTCTGATTATAAATTTGTGAAAAGATTAGGTGCTAATGCATTAAATATACCAATTTCTGAATATAATGAAAAGTCAAAAGATAAGTCATTTATAAAAAGAAAATTAGATAATTTAGGATTAGGTATAATGCCACCTGGTGAATTATTTATTAATAGTGTACCGACATCGCAATATACTGTATTAGATATCGAGCAATATTTATTAGATTTAGAAGAACGCGAAGGATTTAAATTAGATGTTATAATTATTGATTATATTAATATTTTATCTAATTATAGAAACCCTAATAGTGATAATACTTATATGAAAATTAAACAAATTGCAGAAGATTTAAGAGCTCTTGCAGTTAAATATGATTGGTTAATAATAAGTGCAACACAAATACGTAGAGATGGATATGATTCAACTAATTTAACAATGGAACATATTGCAGAATCTGCTGGTTTATCACATACTGCTGATATGATATATGGTATTATACAAGATACGATAATGCATGATGCTAATGAATATGTATTAAAAATCTTAAAAATTAGAGATGGTGAAGGTAAAAATTTAAGATTTAGATTAAATATTGATTATGAATATATGAGATTGAGTGAATTAGAAGAATTAAAAACTAACGAAAACGATACAGAATAAATATGGCTAAAAAAGATAAAATATTTGAAAATAAGTTTCATGACAAATCATATGAACCTGATTCAACTTTAACATTTAACATTAACGATGAACTTGATTTAGAAAATGATGTTCATAATTCAATGATGTTTGATGAAGTAGATGCAATTGTCAAAGCATCAAGGTTTAAAGTATTTACTAATTTAACAAAGAATAAAGGCGCTAAATTATCAAAATTTGATATTAATGAGTTATTTGAATTAGTAATGAAAAATATAAAATTACAATATAGAAAAAGTGAAATATTTAATATATTAACTGATTATTTTGATATATTCCCTGCTAAATTTTATAATTCATTAAATAATAAATATAAAGATGATTTGTATGATGAATTACTTGAAAGTACTAATAAAAAATCATTACATAAAATAGATAATTTACATTAATATGGATGTTAAGCGAATTTGGTTAATAAGTGATACACATTTCGGAGCTCGGGCTAATTCAATGGAATGGTTTAATATAATGAAAGAATTTCATGAAGATGTATTATTTAAAACTATAAAAGAAAATTATAAAGAAGGAGACATATTATTACATTTAGGCGATATGTTTGATAATAGACAAAGTATTAATTTATTAGTAAATAGTTTTGTTATTGATTTTTATAAAAGATTAGCTAAAGTATTGCCTTGTCATTTAATAACAGGAAATCATGATTTGTATCGGAAGAAAACAAACGATATTACATCATTAGACAGTTTAAAACATATTGAAAATGTTACAGTATATAAAGAACCTAAAGAAGTTAATTGGAATAATCATAAATGTTTAATTATGCCATGGCAACAAGACGCTAAATCAGAAGTAACTACAATAAGTAAATATCATAATTCTGAATATTTATTTTGCCATTCTGAAGTTAAAGGATTATACTTAAATGCTAAAGTAAAAACACATGATGGTGCAGATACGAGCAATTATAGTAGATTTTTAAAGGTATATTCTGGACATATACATTATTCACAAGAAAATCGTAATATTAAAATGATAGGTAATCCATATCAAATGACACGTTCTGATATTAATAATAAAAAAGGAATTTACATATTAGATTTAGAAACAGGTAAAGATACATTCTTCGAGAATACTATTAGTCCTAAATTTGTTAAAATAAAATTAGTAGAATATTTAAACAAGACATTAGGTGATTTGAAAGAATCAATCAGAAATAATTTCGTAGATTTATACATTCCAGCTAGAATTTCATCGTCTTACAATTTAGGTAATGTGATGCGAAATATAGATAAAATATCTAGATATATTGAACCTATTGTATATGACGAAAATTCTATAATTGATATTAATAATGGAAATTTAGATGATGAAGAAATTAAAAAGATATATAAACAATTTGATATTTTGACATTATGTTATAAATATATTGAAAATACACCTTATAATGATGAATTAAAGATTAAATTAAAACAACAAATCAAAGTGTTACATGATGATTGCGCATATCATTATAATATGGAAAATTAAATAATAATATATGAAAATACATTCTATAGAATTTAAAAATATAGCAAGCTACGGCGGTAACCCACAAATAATTGAATTTGATGATAATAATAGTAACTTCTATTTAGTATCTGGTGGTAATGGTGCTGGAAAAAGCACAATTGCAAATGCAATATTATTTGCATTATATGGTAAAGTAGATGGTGTTAATTTAAGTGATTTACCTAATCGTATTAATAATAGTTTATTAACTAAAATACGATTAACGTGTGGTTCTAAGCGAGTATATATAGAACGAGGATTAAAACCTAAAAAGTTTTACGTTGAAATAGATGGTATTGAATTTGACACTGCAGGGAAATCAAATGTACAGGAATATTTAGAAGAAGAAGTTTTTAAAATACCATACCATGTATTCAAAAATATTATTGTATTATCAATAGATGAATTTAAATCTTTTATAAACATGTCTAATAAAGACAAGCGTAATATAATTGATAGATTATTCGGTTTTTCTATATTAAATGATATGACTAAAGTAATTAAAGAAGATAGAAGGATATTAAAAGAAGATATAAAAAGCCTTGACGATGAGTTAAATCAATTATCAGAAAATATTATATCAATTAATAATAAATTAGATTTAATTGAAAACATATCTAAAAAAGAGAAATTAATTAAAATCAATAAATATAAAGAAGAATTAGTTAAATTAGATACTGATAAAAATCGTATAATTAAATTAAGAGAACGTCTCGTAGAAATATCTAATAATATACATAATGAAATAGAAAAACACAAAACTTTATATAATAATAAAAGTGAAGAATTAAGACAAGCTAAAGAAAATGTAGATTTACGACAACAATCTAAATGTCCTTTATGTCAATCATCTTTAAAAACAAAATTTCAGTTAAATATTTTAGATAAAAATAAAGAAAAATTAATTAAAATACCTAAAGAACTTGACATTATTAATAATAAAGTAACTGAGTGTAATAAAAAACGAAATAAAAGCCGTTTAAAAGAAGATGAGCTATTAAAAAGGGTTAGTACTATAAATAGCAATATAGATAATTTTAAACGAGAATTAATTAAAATTGCAAAAGAGTTAAAAGAAAATAAAAATCTTGAAAATATTGAATTTAATAAGTTAATAGAAGAATTTAAATTACAAGAAGAAGATAAGTCGAATAAGTTAATACATAAAAATGAAGATGACTATTTTTTAGGAATTATCGAAAGTATTTTAGGTGATGATGGCGTTAAGAATTTAGCTTTAAAGACAATATTACCAGCTCTTAATACTACGATATCATCATTGTATCAAGAAATGCATTTAAATTTTCAATTAAGATTTGATGAAAAATTTGATTGTATAGTAACTTCAATGGGTAATGAAATTAATGCAGGAACGTTAAGTACTGGAGAAAAGAAAAAAGCTGATTTTGTAATTATAATTGCAATTATAAAAATGTTAAAATTGAGATTTCCTCAATTAAATTTATTATTTTTAGATGAAATATTCAGTTCAATTGACCCAGACGGTATACATTCAATCTTACAGATTTTAAATAAAGTTATTAAAGAACATAATATAAATACATTTGTTATTAACCATACTGTACTACCAGCAGAATTATTTGATATTTGGATATCAATGTATAAAGAGAATGGGTTTAGTAAAATTAAATTAGAAACTATAACTTAATATCAATATATATTCATATGGGAGCATACAATATAATATACAATAAAGATGAATCTGTAATTAGACAGATTATAATTGGATTATTAGCAGATTTAAATAATAAATTATATTTTTATAATCAACATAGTGATAATGAAAGAAAAAAAATTGAAATACCATTTTATTATTCAATATCAGGTGATGAATCTTTCCTCCAACAATATTTTCAACAAGATATTATAGATGACACAGAATCTGACCATTCTAAATTTAATTATGATTCATTACCTATGGGTGTTGTTAATTTAAATTCAATGAATATAGATTCAGATAGTCTATTAAATAAACATGTTTATGGGACATATAATCGAAATATCGAAGGTACTATAAAAACAATGTATTCTAAATTCCAGTTAATACCAATGATATTTTCATTTGATGTTGAAATAAGATTAGATAGTGTATTAGAAATATTTAAAGTAACAGAAGGATTAATTAAGTTATTATATAAGAATAATATATATACGATAGAAGCTGGTAATCCAAACGAAGCTTCGTATAAATTATCTAATTATTATAAATTACCAGAGAATTATGATAACGAAAGACCAATTGAATTTGGATTTGATGAAAAAAAGAAATATACAGTTACGTTTCAAATAGAAATGCACGGATTTATTCCATCAATAGATTTTGAACATGAAATTTTCGCGGGTAATAAAATAATGTCTATGGAAAGTAATGTACAATTAGGTGTAGATGACCCAAAAACTGAAATGATTGGTGAACCGATAAAACCTAAATATAGTTCATTTAATTCTAATAATAGCGTAGCAGAATAATTAATTAATTAATGATATATAAACCAAAAGATATAGTATGAATTCTAATTTATTACAAATAGTATCAAGTTTTGATAAATCAAATAAGAGTAGAGCTCAAATCGAATTTATTCTTACTAATATGGGGATTATACCTGAAAAAATTAAAAATTGTTTAGATAAATATTATAATAAAAATAAATATGTAAAAATGACAATAAAAGAAACTTTAAATTTAAAGGAAACTATTGCGACTTTAAAAGAAGATGTTGGGAAATTTTCAGCTAATACTAGAAATACATATCATATAACTAATATTGTTAATATATGTGAAAAATATTTAAATCCTTTAGTTGCTGAAGCAAATCAGGATAAAATAGATGGTATTATTGATAATATTAAAGAACAGGAAAAAGCTTTAGTTGAATATAATAATTTAATTAAAGAAAGTAAAAAAGACTTAATTCCTAGTGAAATTGAATCAATTATTAAAAAAATTGATGAATCAAAATTAGCTTTAACTAATTATACTACTAATGCTAGTAATAATTTCAATAAAATTTCACATGTTGCAGTTGCAAAAGGTTTAATAGCTGAATTAAAAGTATATGATTGGATTGACCCAGTAGGTGAATTTATTAGAGAAACTGAAATGAAATTAGTTAATAATAAATTATCAACAACTATTGAAGAATCATATTTTAATTTATTAAATAATAAAAATGCAAATTATTATACTAAAGCGATATCTAAATTAGATGAATTACGTAAATTAGATGAGAATACTTTAAGTAATACTATTAAATCTGAATTAAACGATTTAAAATGGGTTCCTGAAATTAAATCAATTATAACTGAATCGATTAATTTATCAAATGATATAGATGATGATAAGAATAATGTTGTATTTACAAGATATTCATATGTATTAGAGCATCAAGATGGTTTATTATTTAACTTAAATAGAACTAACTAT